TTATCGCTACAGTAAATAGCCCAAGCATCCACGTACTATTGGAGAGCATTAATCAATATGCAGCAGAATTACCAATATACATTAGTGGAAATAGTTTGGAGTTGTGGGGAAAGATTAGAGCAAAACTTAAAAATGATCGAGTCGTGTTCAGACCAAATACTGCTACCAATTTCGGAGATGCGTATAACGAGATTGTCGGATATGCGTTTAAGGCTGGGAATTACGATTCATTAATCATTGCTAACGATGATGTAGTATTGGCTCCAGATACTATTACTAAAATGCAAGAAGATTGGGATATGGTCACTAGGGAGTTCTTAACTGGCTTTCTAGGAGCGAGATCAGATTATGTATTACCAGATCAGAATATTCGAGTAGCTGTAGGAAATCCAAGATTAGGTGATGATAAGTTTGTAGGTTTGAAGTGGAATAGCGAGAACCATATAAAGATGGTTGATGTGATTGCTCCCATATTTGCGGCTATAAGTAGGAAGGCATGGGATGTAGCACAATTCCCTAGCACTAATTGGTATTCAGACAATATAATATGCCATGACTTAAACAAGGCTGGTTATCAGCATTTTGTAAGTCGTGGATATGTTCATCATGCAGGAAGTCAGACGGTTGGAACAGACTTTGCTAAGTGCCATGAGGAGCCACGAGAGTGGATAAAGACTAACAGACCGGATATGTACGAGGCATTTTATGGCTGACGGATTACTAGCAAGTGGATTGAATTACATTGACCAGCAAAAACAGGCTCTAGCGGCTCGTTTAGGTTTATTGGTAAACAATCCACAGGAGTTTGCTGCTCAGTTAGGTAGTGAGGCTCGTCAAAGGGCTGGAGTTGGTCTATTGGGTGAACCTAAGACTGCTCAGGAAATGGCATCAGGTGCATGGATTAATAGTCCGTATGGTCAGCAAGCAATGCAATCTGCTTCTGGTTTTGTTGGAAGCATTAAGCCGTTAAAATCAATTGTTAAAGATGCAGAAAAAGCAGGTATAAAACTTGATTTATATGAAAAAAATGGAGTTATAAATTTATCTAAAATAGAAGTACCAAAAGAACAAAGAGGTTCTGGAATTGGTACTGATGTTATGAATCAGATAATAAATTATGCGGATTCAACTGGTAATAAAATTACGTTAACTCCATCTACAGATTTTGGTGGAACTTCAGTATCAAGATTAAAGGATTTTTACAATAAATTTGGATTTGTAGAAAATAAAGGAAAAAATAAAGATTTTTCTACTAGAGAAACAATGTATAGAAGTCCAGAGCAATCAGCATTAGATATTGCATCACAAAACGCAGAGAAAATGCTTGGTTTGCCGAAAGGTAATACAGCTATGGATAGGGCTAAAGCACTTGGTTTTACTGAAAGTGGATATACAGGAACAAATAGGGATATAACTGCTTTTGACCCATTAAAGGCTGGTGCATCTGGAAGTGGATCAAGAGAAGGTGCTTTAGGAACATGGCTTACTAATGATCCAAGAGTTGCTAGTGGTTTTGCTGATTGGAGCGCAAGAGGACAAGGTGGCAATGTTGTATATCCATTAATGATAAGAGGTAAGAATCCAAGAGAATTTGGCTCTTATGCAGAAATTAAGGATTTGGTAGATGCTAATACGCAATTTGTGCGTCCTCCATATAGGATGATGCAAGATACAATTAATTACGAAAATGCTAAAAAAGCATTAGGTGATTATGGCGTATTGAGAAACACAATGACAGATGCTTTAGATGTTCCAATAACGCAATATGTTGTTCCTGATCCTTCAAGACTTAGATCACGATTTGCTGCATTTGATCCTGCTAGAGTAAATGAGCCAGACATATTAGCCGCAGGAGTTCCACTAGGATTACTTGCAGGAACTAATGTAGAGATGCCTAAGAAAGAGAAACGTAAGTAAGCATGACATCCAGAGGATAATGCAATGCAGTTAAATGTTAAGTATCGCAAAGTTGAGGATTTAATTCCTTACGTCAACAATAGCCGCAAGCACTCAGACGAGCAAGTAGCGCAAATATCAGCCAGTATCAAAGAGTTTGGCTGGACTAATCCCATATTAATAGACGGAACTAATAGCATCATTGCTGGTCATGGCAGGTTAATGGCTGCTCGTAAGCTAAAGATGGACGAGGTTCCTACGATAGAGTTAGATCATTTAACCGATACGCAGCGTAAAGCGTTAATTATTGCAGACAATAAACTGGCGTTAAATGCTGATTGGGATAATACTTTGCTAACTATTGAGTTAGATGAGCTATTAAAGGATGGTTTTGCGCTAGATATATTGGGATTCGATAGCATTGAATTAGCCAAGTTATTTGATGTTGTTGAGCCTGATGATATTAAAGAACAATCATATAACGAAGTTTTTAATATAATTGTTGAATGTAAAGACGAACAAGAGCAAGAAAAAATATTTAACAGACTTGATTCGGAGGGGTATAAATGCCGAGTTCAAAGTTTATAGTTGAATCAAAGTCATCAAATACGTTTAAAGCAAACAAAGTTAAATCTATGTTTGACTGCAATATGGATGTTATCAAAAAAGAATTTAATATTAATATACCAATTGAAGATATTAAATGGAATGTGGGTTTAATAGTAGGTGCGTCTGGTACTGGCAAAACAACAATTGCTCGTAAGTTATTTGATAAATTTAGATTTTTTGATGGTTTTGAGTGGTCTGGTCAATCAATTATTGATGATTTTGGCGATCAGCACTCAGCAAAAGAAATAACTGAAATACTATCTAAAGTTGGTTTTGCTTCACCGCCTGATTGGTTAAAACCATTTAATGTATTATCAAATGGTCAAAAAATGAGAGCAGAGTTAGCAAGACTTATATTAGACACAGATGAACCGTTTATTTACGACGAATTTACGTCAGTTGTTGATCGTCAAGTTGCTTGCATAGGGTCAGCAGCTATTCAGAAATTTATACGCAAACAGAACAAACAGTTTGTTGCAGTTAGTTGTCATTATGATATTGAAGAATGGCTAGAACCTGATTGGGTATTTGATTGCAACACAATGGAATTTTTGCGGAGGTCACTTCGACGACCAGAAATCAAATGCTCGATTAGAACTGCTAAACAATCAGAATGGCGTGAATTCATGGACTTTCATTATCTAAGTCACGATCACAATAATGCAGCGCATAAGTACGTTTGTACAGTTGGTAATGAGTCTGTGGCGTGGTGCTCTGTTTTGCATTTCCCGCATCCTCATGTTAAAAATATGAAAAGAATACATAGAATTGTTGTAAAACCTGATTATCAGGGCATAGGGCTTGGTACAAAGTTTATGTCAGAAGTTGCTAAAAAGTACAAAAATAACAAAATGAGAGTAACATTAGTAACAAGTTCACCAGCATTTATTCATGGTCTGCAATACAACAAGAGTTGGGTAATGACTAGAAAACCATCAAGAGTTGGCGCATCTAATGGAGTTTTAAAGAATGCAACGTCAGACGCAAGACTTACAGCAACATTTGAGTTTGTTTAATTAGCAACATTTCCCCTTAATAAAATGATAGAGCATATTCCTAGCGCAGAAAACAAGAGATTAGTCGAAACATCGGCTGGTCTAGGACTGCCGCATGAACAGATAGGAGCGTTAATCGGTATAGACGATAAGACGCTGAGAAAGCATTACCGTACAGAGTTAGACTTAGGTAAGGCTAAAGCCAGCGCACAGATAGCCAAGACGTTATTTAACAAAGCTCAGAGCGGTGATACGACTGCATTGATCTGGTGGACTAAGGCTCAGATGAGATGGGCAGAGACTAGCAAGCAAGAGATTACTGGTGCTGAAGGTGCTCCATTGATGGTGACATGGCAGAAGTAATTGAAATCGCTTATAAGCCACGTGAGCAGCAAAGGCTGATTCATGAGGCTATAGACAAGCACAGATTTACAGTAGTAGTGGCACATCGTCGTATGGGAAAGACTGTTAGCGCAATTAACCATCTAATCAAGGCTGCCATTGAGTGTACTAAACCAAACCCACGATTTGCTTACATAGCTCCTACTTATGCTCAGTCTAAACGTGTTGCTTGGGATTATCTTCTGGAATTCACTCGTCCTCTTGGTGCTGTGGCTAATATCAGCGAGCTTAGGGTTGATTTTTGGGGTAGGCGCATTAGTCTTTACGGCTCTGATAATGCTGATAGCTTGCGTGGGCAGTATTTCGATGGCGTTATCCTTGATGAGATAGGCGACCAAAATCCTAGAATATGGAATGAGGTTATCCGTCCAGCGTTAGCGGATAGAAACACTGATGATAGTCCAACTTGGTGTCTGTTTATTGGTACGCCTAAGGGTAGGAATCACTTTCTCCAATTCCGCGATAGGGCAGAGACTTCAGAGGGTTGGAAGCTATTAGAGTTCAAAGCTAGTGAAACTAATATTCTTAGCGAGAAGGAACTTTGGGCTGCTCGTCAGGAAATGGGAGACGATAGATATTTTCAGGAATTCGAGTGCAGTTTTGATGCAGCCATTCAAGGGAGCTACTATGGCAAGATTATTAACGATCTCGAAGCGAAGAATAGAATCACTACCATTGAGCGTGATGATCTGTGTCGCTCTTATGTTGCTTGGGATCTCGGCATCAGTGACAGTTCGAGCCTGTGGGTATGTCAAAAAATTGGCAAAGAAGTTCGGCTTATTGACTTCGTCGAAAACCACGGAGTCGGTCTGGACTGGTATGTATCCTGGCTTAAAGAGAACAAGTACGAAGGCTTCACGCAGTTTCTTCCGCACGATGTGGAAGTAAGGGAATTAGGCACAGGAAAGAGCCGTAAAGAGGTTCTACAGGAGGCTGGACTAGATATAACTGTAGCTCCTAGATTGTCGATTGCAGACGGTATTCAAGCCACCAGAAGGCTATTACCACAGTGCTGGTTCGATCATAAGACTAAGACTGGGCTAGATGCTCTTAGGAACTACCGCAGAGAGTATAACGAGAGGCAGCAAGTGTTCTACGATAAACCGTTACATGACTGGTCTAGCCATGCAGCAGACGCATTTAGGTACTTAGCGATAAGCCTTGACCAAGACGAGACTTCATGGCAGTCAGATTTGCCCATTAACACTAAATGGATTGTATAATTGCGAAAATCCTAAGAGGAACGCATTATGATGGATGAAGGCAAAGTAAAAGGTATTATCGAGAACGAAATAGATAACAGTATTGGTTATCTTGATACCGAGACTACCGAAGATCGTAAGAGAGCCTTAGAATATTATTTAAGGTATCCATACGGTAATGAGCAAGAAGGTCGCAGCCAGATCGTAACTGGTGAGGTAGCTGAGGCTATCGATGGTGCATTGCCACAGCTAATGAGAGTCTTTACGACTACCGAAGATATTGTCTATTTCGAGCCTAAAAGTCCGGGTGATGAGGAGTCAGCTAGACAGGCTACCGACTATTGTAATTGGGCATTCTACCGAGACAATGATGGAATGCTTATTCTCCACAACTGGTTTAAAGATGCCCTGCTGCAAAAGGTAGGCGTAGTTAAGTCATATTGGGATCAGTCTACAGACGTAACGAAGGAAGAATACCAAAATCTGTCAGAGGATGAACTGGCTCTATTGCTATCGGATCAGACTCTAAAAGTTACCAAGCAGAAAAT